ATGCTTCTATTTCAGCAGGAGAAATTACTGCTTTATCAGGTACTCCTGATTTTTTCCAATTTGATGTAAAAGGTAGTTCTGCTTTAGAAACTGCAATTAACTCATCAAGAGAAAATGGTACAACTTTCTATGAAAGTACTTTAACTATGTCTTTAACTTTTCAAGATAAAGCAACACAAGAAGAATTAAAATTAATTGCACACGCAAGACCTCACGTTGCTATTGAAGATTACAACGGAAACTTTTTCTTATTAGGATTAGAACACGGAGCAGAGGTAACAGGTGGTTCTATTACAAGTGGAGCAGCAATGGGAGATTTGAGCGGATACTCTTTAACGATAGTAGCACAAGAAACTGCACCTCCTTACTTTGTAACATCAACAGTAATTACAGACGATGCATCTGCGGTTCAAATTGACCCAACGGCATAATCAATAATTCTATTTATTTTAAAGGGGTATCTTAACGGATACCCTTTTTTTATTCTAAAAGCTATGCTTTTTTACTAACACACACAAAAAATACTTTTTATTACTATATACTAATATGAAAGTTTTAACGACAAGTACAGATGCACAAACTATAAAGGTAATACCACGAGATTATGTGGGTACTGTTACTTTAAAATTAAGAGATGATAGTACCAATGAGGTTACTACTGCAAGTGTAAATACTGTTACCGATAAGGATTATTTAAGCGTTTCTTATGCGTTTAATCTAAAAGAGGGTAGGTATTATGATTTAACCCTTTTAAATGGCTCTAAAGTAGTTTATTTGGATAAAATATTCTGTACAGACCAAACAATAAACCAAGATACCAACGATTACTATTCTGTTAATAAAGATGAGTATGTAAGTAAAGATGGTAATAACGATTATATAGTTTTATAATATGAATGATTTAAGAGTATTGAATTTATCAACTTACACAAGTCCTAAAATAAAGGAAACAAAAACAGACAACTTTGTTTCTTATGGGGAGGACAATAATTACTTTCAGTTTTTAATTGATAGATATAATGGTAGTGCTACAAACAATGCTATTATAAACGGAATGTCAGAAATGATATTTGGAAGAGGTTTAGATGCAACGGATAGTAATAGAAAACCTGAAGCGTATGCACAAATGATTACTTTATTTCACGATGATTGTGTAAGAAGATTATCATCTGATTTAAAGTTAATGGGTCAATGTGCAATGCAAGTTATTTATTCTAAAGATAGAAAAACTATTGCAAGAGTTGAGCATATACCTGTTGAAACATTAAGAGCAGAAAAGTGTAACGAGAAAGGAGAAATTGAAGCGTACTATATGCACCCTGATTGGGCAAACTATAAAAAGAATGATACTTTAAAAAGGATTGAAGCATTTGGTTATGGTAAAGAACCTATTCAGATTTACTATGTACAACCTTACAAGGCAGGGTATAAATACTATTCTCCTGTTGATTACCAAGGAGGTATTCAGTATGCAGAGTTAGAAGAAGAGATTTCTAACTATCACTTAAACAACATTATGAATGGATTAGCACCAAGTATGTTAATCAATTTTAATAATGGTACACCTGACCCTGAACAAAGACAATTAATAGAAAATAGAATATATCAAAAGTTTAGTGGTTCTTCTAATAGTGGTAAGTTTATTTTATCTTTTAACGATGATGCGAATACTGCTGCAAGTATAGAACCAATTCAATTAAGTGATGCACATAACCAATACCAATTTCTTTCTGATGAAAGTATGCGTAAGATTATGGTAGCACACCGAGTTGTTTCTCCTATGTTGTTAGGTGTAAAAGATAGTAGTGGATTAGGTAACAATGCAGAAGAATTAAAAACTGCATCTTTATTAATGGATAACACAGTTATTAGACCATTTCAGACACTTTTAATAAATGCCTTTGATGAAATACTTGCTTACAATGATATTAGCTTAAACCTTTATTTTAAAACATTACAACCTTTAGAATTTAAAGAGTTGGATAATGTAGTAGATGAAGAAACAAGAGAAGAGGAAACAGGTGTAAAGTTAGCTAAAGAAAACGAAGATTTCAATGATGAAGAAATGCTTGATGCTTTAGATGGAGAAGATATATCTGATGAGTGGGAACTTGTAGAAAAAAGGGAATATTCAGAAGATAACGAAAGCGTAGAAGATTGGGCAAATAGTTTAGTAAAGGAAAAGAAAACAGGTTTACAAAAATTAGCTGACTTTATTAAATCAAAACCAAACGGAGAAAGTAGGTTGGATAAGAGTTTTTATAAGATTAGGTATGAATATTCAGAAAAGTATTCAAGCGGTAACTCAAGAAACTTTTGTACTACAATGATGAGTAGAACTGCTAAAGGTGTTGTATATAGAAAAGAAGATATAGACCAAGCAAGTTTTCAAGGGGTTAATAGGTCATTTGGTCATAAAGGTAATTCTTACTCACTTTTTAAATACAAGGGTGGTGTTAACTGTGGACACTTTTGGAATGAGAATCTTTATAGGTTAAAATCTAAAACAGAAAAGTATATATCAAAAGGTAAAGAAGTTGATAGCATACCAAAGAGTTATGAACCAAAAGGAGCAGAATATAAAACGGCAGAAATAGCACCAAAGGATATGCCTAATAACGGACACCACCCAAATTATAAAGGATAAGATATGGCAACGGCATTATTTATAAGTAGAACGGATTTAGTAAAGAATAGTATCCTTGATGGGAATGTAGACACAGACAAGTTTATACAGTTTATCAAGATTGCACAACAGATAGATATACAGAATTATTTAGGTACTGATTTATACAACAAGATTAGTGCAGATATTATAGCAGATAATTTAACAGGTAATTATTTAGCATTAGTTGAAGATTATGTACAACCAATGTTGATACACTACGCTATGATGCAATACTTACCTTTCGCTGCATATCAAATAAAGAACGGAGGAATAAGTAAGCACAATTCAGAAAATGCGGATAGTGTTTCTAAAGATGAGGTTGATTACTTGGTAAACAAGGAAAGAAACTTTGCTGAATATTATACGAGAAGATTTATAGATTATATTTCTTTTCACGAGGAAGATTTTCCTGAATACAATAGTAATAACAATGAGGATATAAGTCCTGATACAAACGATTTATTCAATGGGTGGGTGTTATAAACCAAAAAAGGAAAACGTTGTAAAGTTAAAAAAGTATTTAACAAAAGACAAAAAACAAAAAGATGGCAAACGAAATATACGATAGTACTTGGTGGGGTAACACAATAGATACTGCATCTTCTATTGGTACGTCAACAGAGATGATACAAGGGCAATTCAATATGAATGATAGGCAAGAAGTTGAAGCAGTAAAATGTTTAGCAGATTCAATTCATAGAATAGGAATACAAGATATACAAAACTAAAAACAATGGCAAAACCAAAATTAGCATTAATACCATCCTCTCAAGGAAGCAAACTTTATTCTGTACTACCATCAAGTGGTGTAGGGGATTTCGATTTTTCACGAAGTGGAGGGGCAACACGAATAAACTCACAAGGACTAATAGAAACAGTTGCAGATGGAGTATCAAGATTAAACTATCCTTTAATTGATGGTAAAGTTGTAGGATGTCCAAGTCATTTGTTAGAAAATAGTGCAACTAACTTATTACCTTATTCAGAAGATTTTAATAATGCTGCTTGGTTAAAATCTAACGTAACTATAATAAGTGATAGTATAATTTCTCCTGATGGAACTTTAAACGCAGATGAATTACAAGTTACAAGTTCAGGTGGTAATATTTATGATAATATAGGTAATAGTGGAGATGGAGTTTTTAGTGTGTTTGCTAAATACAAAGATACACAATATATAAGATTACGTTCAACAGGTTCTTATGCTTTTTTTGATATAAAAAATGGAACTGTAGGAGGAACTTTAAGTGTTATTGATTCTAAAATAGAAGAATATCCAAATGGTTGGTATAAATGTTCTGTTATAGGAAATAATACAAATTCTTTAGCTCAAATTTTTGTTAGTACTGATGGTGCTAATATAGGTTTAGGAAATGTTTATTTGTGGGGTGCACAATTTGAACAAGGTTCTTATCCAACAAGTTATATCCCAACTAACGGAAGCATAGCCACTCGTTCAGCTGAAACTGCTAATAATTCTTCAGATGCTTCTACGTTTAATGATTCAGAGGGTGTTTTGATGGCAGAGATTAGTGCTTTGGCTGATGATGGAACAAATAAAACAATAAACCTTGTAAATAGTTCTAATCCCAATAATAGATTAAGTTTAAATTATAGAACTGAATTAGGGAGAATACAAATGTTTTTAAATTATGACGGTGCAACTGCAACGAATATTAGTGTTTATGATGTAGATAAAACTAACAATATTAAGATAGCTTGTAAATACAAAAACAATGATATGGCTTTATGGCTTAATGGATTTGAACTAGCTACATCTAATATAGGCACAACTTCAAGTGGTATCGGTTTTAATAATATAGAATTTTCAAGAGCGAGTAGCGATTTTTTCTACGGAAACACTAAACAACTACAATACTTTGATTCAGCATTAACAGATAGCGAATTAGAAACATTAACGTCTTGGGTATCTTTTACAGATATGGCTAACGGACAATTATACACAATAGAATAGATATGGCACAAACTTATAAATTCGGTAACGGAACTTGGGCAACAAAGAAAGGTTCTACATTAGCTTATTCAGATACTAATAATGCGTTCAAACCTTTACCATTTTCATTTGAAAGAAATAGTATTGCAACAAGAGTAAACAAAGAGGGATTAATTGAAGTTGTTGGTAATGATATACCAAGAATAGATTATACAGATAGTACAGAGGGTGCTTTGCTTTTAGAGAATAGTGCTACTAACTTGATTAATTATTCGGAAGATTTTACGCAATGGGCAACATTTGATTGTGTAGTAAGTTCAACATCTAATACGCAACCTAATGGTAAAAGTAGTGGCTATATAGCAACTTATTCATCAAATTCATCTGTTGTAAGGTATTTTTCCACAGTTGCAAGTGGAACTTCATATATTTTTACTGCTTGGGTAAAATCAAACCAAAATGGAACTATAAAAATGGCAAGGTCTAACCAACCTAATGATGGTGCATATATAAATGTTACTACTGAATGGAAAAGGTTTGAAGTACAAATAACTCCTACTTCTTCAAATGATGGAGGTGGTTTTTATAGATTATCTGATAGTGATTTAAATTCAATAGAAATTTGGGGCGCACAATTGGAAGCTAATTCAGTAGCATCTTCCTATATCCCAACCAATGGCTCAACAGTCCAACGTTCTGCTGAAACTTGTAATGGAAGTGGTAATAGTGAGGTGTTTAATGATAGTCAAGGGGTGCTATTTGTGGAAGGAGTAATTAATAATGATGATGGAACAAGTAATAATATAACTTTAGGAGATGGCACATTTTCTAACAATAGAATGATGTTATTATTTTCAAATGGTGTCGCTAATAGAATTTCAGCAAGATTTGATAGTTCGGGAAGTGATGTTACATTAAACGCAGATGGTTATGATTTAACAATAAACCATAAGGTTGTATTAAAATACAAAGCAAATGATATTGCTATTTGGGTTGATGGATTTGAAATTAATAGTGGAAATTCTTTTTCTGCACCTTCATTATTAAATACAATAGATTTATACAATCCTTTTAATGGAGGTCAAGATAACTTCTACGGAAAAACAAAAGAAATTGCATACTACGATGAAATTCTCACAGATGCAGAATTAGAATACCTAACAAGCTATCGTTCATTAAACGAAATGGTAACAGAATTAAATTTAAACGCACTATAATATGAATACATTAAAATTTGGTAACGGAGAATGGTATGGTAAGAAAGATACTATCCTTGCGTATAATGATGAAAATTCTAATTTCAAGCCATTACCTTTTAGCTTTGACAGAGCATCATCTGCTACAAGGGTTAATAAAGATGGTTTAATTGAAACAGTTGGTAGTGGAGAACCAAGAATTGATTATAAAGATGATAGTAAAGGTGCTTTATTGTTAGAGCCGAGTAGGAGTAATAGTTTATTACAATCTAACCAATTCGATACAACTTGGTCAGCTACAAATTTAACTGTTACAAGTGGACAGATAGGAGTAGGGGGAAGTGTAGATGCTTGGAAATTAAGTAGTACGGGTTCATCATCAAGATTAATACAAACAATAAGTACAAGTGGTCAGAAATCTTATACTATTTACGCAAAAAAAGGTAGTTTAAATTTTATAAGAGTATTTGCAAGAGATACAAGCGATTTAAATCCATCTGTTTATTTTGATTTATCAAACGGAACAATATCATCAGAATTTGAAGTTGATGATGCTACAATTCAAAATATTGGTAATGGTTGGTATCGTTGTGAGATTGTATTTACAAAAACAATAAGTGATGTAAGAATATATTCTGCTATTGCTGATGGAGATTTAAGTCAAACAAGTGGCGATATTTACATACAATACGCACAATTAGAACAAGGAAGCTACGCTACTTCGTACATACCAACACAAGGGGGTGTTGTGACGAGGGTTGCAGATGCTTGTAATAATGGTGCTAATGAGCAAGTGATAAATTCAACAGAGGGTGTATTGTATGCGGAGATAAGTGCTTCTATTAGTAGTGATTTTAAATCATTAAGTTTAAGTAATGGTTCAAGTAGTGGGGATGATAATAGAGTTATGATAGGATTTCAAAATAGTATATTGTATGTTAATGTAAGAGTTGGAAATGTTTATCAATTTAATGAAAACTTAACTATGCCAATTGATAATAACAATAAAATAGCATTAAAATATAAACCTAATGATTTTTCTTTGTGGGTTAATGGTAACGAAATAAAAACAGACAACAATGGAACAACATTTTCTGCGAGTTTATTAACAAAAATGCAATTTGCAGATGGTAGACCAACAACTTCCCCTTTCTACGGAAACGTAAAAGATGTAAGAGTTTACAACACAGCATTAACAGATAGCGAATTAGCTGCATTAACAACATTATAAGAGTAACAAATACACACATTAAACCAACAAGAGTAAAATATAAAATTATGATTAAAATAGCCAAATACGAGTTTGATTCAAGAGAACAAGTTATTTCAAAGATTGCATCATTAGGTACTGCAACAGATGAAGATGGAAACGAATATCCAACACACAAAAGTACAATAGTACAATTAGGAAACATCGTTTTAGAACAAGGCGAATATGACGAAGAGGGCGAAGAAATTACTGCTCCCGTATTATCTGACAAATGGCACGTTGATGTTCTATGGAAAGAAGAGCAAATCAAAAGCGTTGATGAAGAAGCAGTAATTGACCAAGATGGAAACATTGTAACTCCCGAAGTTGTATCATACGACCATCCTTATGGTTGGAAATCTTATGCAGTTGATATTGATGGCGATGGTGTACATTCATTTTTAGGATTAAGTTATAACGCACATAAATTCTAATATGAAAGGTTGGGCAAAAGTTAAAGATTTATTTTGGTATTCCGATAGTGAACCAAACGAGGTTCTTATTGCTTTTTGTCACGTTGTTGCTTTACCATCTTCAATGATAATGGAATTTCAAAACCCTAATCCCCTTTTTATCATAGGGGGTATGGGTGCGGGATTGTTTCAGTTATGGGCAGTTCTATTCAAAGGTTGTTTAAAGTATCGTTTAATAGCAGTTCAGATAGCTTCTATTGTAGCAGTAATGACTGTTATAAATCTTTGTTTGGAGGGTTTAATGGAAGGTTCAAGAGTTGGTTGGATTATTATACTAATGTTTGCTTTTTGGAATACCATAAGAGTATTTAAAGAAAAAATAGACAGAGGGTAATGGAGCAATATACACAAATAATAATTACAATAATTGGAGTTTTAGGTTCAGCATCTATTTGGAAATATTTAGAAGCAAGATTAAAATCAAAGTCAGAGCAAAAGAAAGTTGAATTACAAAACGATGATGGAGTGCAGTACAGAGATGATTTAAAAAATAGAGTACGCAACCTTGAATTGATGTTAGCAAACTCAAGTGATGAAAAAGATACTTTAAGAACACAAGTATTAGAATTAGTTGCAGAAGTTAATGCGTTAAGAGTTGAAGTTGATTACTTGAAAAGAGAAAACGAACGTTTAAAAAACAAATAATGAAGTTGACAAAGAACTTTAGTAAATCAGAATTTGATTGTAGCTGCGGATGTGATATGCCTTTAAGTGTTTTACATAACGTTCAAAAGTTAGCAAACCAATTACAAGCATTACGAAACGTTGTCGGTAGTCCAATTAAAATCAATAGTGGATATAGATGTCCAAACTATAATGATAATGTCGTAAAAGGTGCTTCTAAAAACA